AAGGAGATTGAGTATGCAAAACTCTATTGTGGAGGAAAAACCCTCGATATGGTATGTCCAGAGGCCCTGAAAGACCGCTACAAGAGATCCAGTGACAAACTCAGGGCTTTCGTCAAATCTTTTATGACGGCTCGTGTATCGCTCGATGAGAACTGTTTTTTTGATTTAGTGCCTCAAAGATTCCTTGAGGAGTTCTGTCAAGTCAAAAATTATATTTGTGAGCACGTTTTTGAGAATTATGAAAGGCCAAAGAATTATGATTATCTTGTTTCTTTGACTGANATANTCGAAGACATAAAATATAGAAGTTTAAANTTGAATCCCAAGAATCTTTCCATGTTTAAGGCAGATCATAGAAAGTTTTCACAAAATTTAAATCAGATTGAACATTCGTGCAAATTTAATATTCACGGAACAAAGACGGGCCGCCTAACAACAGTGCCGAAGAGCTTTCCAATTCTAACTTTAAAGAAAGAGCTTCGCTGTGTGGTCAAGCCTCATAATGATTATTTTGTTGAGCTTGATTTTAACGCTGCGGAGTTACGAACTTTGCTTGCTTTGCAGGGGAAGTCTCAGCCGATCGGCGATATACACGAATGGAACATTAAGAATATATTTCAAGACTCAATAACGAGGGACGAGGCCAAAAAAAGAATTTTCGCATGGTTATATAATCCCGAGAGCGAGGACCACCGGTGCGAGCATACATATAACAGGGAGTCGGTGGTACAAAAGTACTTCACACAGGGCCAAGTGAAAACCTTTTGGGACAAGGTGATCCCGTCAGAGGAGAGAACCGCATTGAATTACATTATTCAATCAACATGTGCCGAAAATGTTCTGAGACAAATGATTAAAGTATCTAATTACCTAAAAGGATGTAAATCATATGTTGCTTTCCCGATCCATGATTCTATTGTACTTGACCTTTCTAAAGAAGACAAAGAAAAATTGCCAGAAATCATAGATATTTTTTCTAATACGGCCCTTGGTAAATTTATGGTGAATGTCAGAGTAGGTCAAAATTTTGGCCAANTAGAGAAACTGGGGGTATAATTTGAATATCATAGGTCTAGGGGATGCTGGGTGTAATATTGCAGATGCTTTTAATCAATATCCTCAGTATAAAATATTTAAAATAAATGTTGACATCGAGGGAAAAGGGTGCTATAATGTATTAAAGTGTCAGACAGCAGAGGAATACGAGAACGTGGATCTCCCAAAAATCAAAACATTTTTCAAGGGAACAAAGGGAGAGACCCTTTTTATTATTGGAGGTTCAGGAAAAATATCTTGTGCTTCTTTAAAAATATTGGAACACATTAGGCATTTGCCAATTTCTGTTCTTTATATTAAACCAGACATGATGTTGCTCAATAAAGTACAAAAAATGCGTGAAAGACTCGTTTTTGGTGTGATGCAAGAGTACGCACGATCTGGAGTTTTTGAGAAGATGTATATAGTTTCAAATACCGAACTTGATTCTGTTGTGGGGAGTGCCCCGATTATCGGATATCACGATAAGTTAAATGAAGTTTTAGTTTCAACGATCCATATGATAAATGTATTCCAGAATACAAAACCAGTAATTGGCAAAATCGGGAAACCCAAGGAAACACACCGCATATTAACGATCGGCCTTTTCGACGCGGAAAAAAATGAAGAAAAAATGTTTTTTTCCCTTGACAAAGCCCGCGAAAGATGTTATATTTATAGTATAAACGAAGATAAGTTAAGAACCGATAGCGATTTATTCAACAAGCTGAAAAAGCAAGTGAAATCAAAAACAACAGAAGATCTCAATATAACATACGCTGTGTATTCAACCAATTACGACTATGATCTCGGCTANGTTATAGAAAGAACACCAAACATCCAATTACAGGAAATAAATTGAAAGCACATTCAGGAACATTTAGGAAAATAGANGGAAGTCTACGAACAATGAGATTTATAACACTGGACAACCTTCCAGAAGGATTTTTTATCTCTCAAACAAAGGGCACCGGCAAGAAGAGAACTCTTGCAGAGGGGAGCAATCTTGTTTGGGATTTGGATAAACAAGGATTTCGTGTTTTTAACAGAAACACGATTATAGGGGAGATTGAGGATTTCAATATTGAAAGTCTTGAGAACTTCGAACTCATTAGTAATTTTGAGTAAACAACAAAACAAACTAGCAAGACGAGAGATTTGTCGTCTTGACTTTAGCCAATGGCACAATTTCAATAATAAAAGGAGAAAATTAACATGGCACTAGATATTGCAAAAATTCGAGCAAGGCTCGATAGCGTTAAAAACAACGGGAAAGCAGGAGGGTCTTTTTGGCGTCCAAAAGACGGCACACAGACAATCCGCATCGTTCCAACTGCTGACGGCGATCCCTTTAAGGATTATTGGTTCCACTATAACTTGGGCCCAGATCAACGAGGAGGCCTTCTCTGTCCTAAGAAAAATCACGGGGAAGGATGTCCCATCTGTGATTTTAAGGATCGACTCTGGAAGGAATTTAATGGGAATCAGGATCCTGATACCATGAAACTCGCTAAGGACTTGAGCCCTCGGCAACGCTTCTTCTCACCCGTAATGGTTCGTGGTGAAGAGGCAGAAGGAATTCGTATCTGGGGCTATGGTAAAGAAGCCTATACTTCCCTCCTTAACTTGGTTTTGAATCCCGAGTATGGTGATATTACTGCGATCGATGACGGAACCGATCTTACTATGACCTACGGGAAACCGCCAGGAGCACAGTTCCCCAAGACCACTTTGACACCGCGCCGGCGAACCTCTCCGCTTTGTGATGAAGCAGTGGGAGGAGATGAGGAGTGCACTCGACTTATGGATAATATCCCTAACATCGATGGTCTCTTCCCCAAAAAGACGCTTGAAGAAGTTCAAGCAGCTTTGGACGGATTTATTAATTCTCTGGAAGGCACGAGCGATGAATCCGATTCTTTCACTCCTCCTACTCCATCGAATACAACTCCTGATGTTGTTGCTGCATTCAATGAGTTAACTGGAAACTAACAATCCCCCCCACCGTTTGGGGGCACGCGGTTTAAAATAAGTGCTCCCATTTTTATTTCGAGGGATTAATTTATGGCAAGAAAACCAACACCAACCGGCAAACTTTCAATGTCTGAGATGCGGAAGCTTATCAACAAGAAGGCCGGAATGAATGTCGCCCACGACCTCAATGAGGCAAACCCGACAGAGGTTACCCAGTGGATTCCTACCGGCTCACGTTGGCTTGATTCCATTATCTGCCGAGGGCAGTTGTCTGGGATCCCCGTAGGAAAAGTTACGGAAATCGCAGGCTTAGAGGCAACTGGCAAATCCTATATGGCAGCACAAATCGCCGCCAATGCTCAAAAGATGGACATGGATGTTGTTTATTTCGATTCAGAATCTGCCATCGATCCAAANTTTCTTATAAATGCCGGGTGTGACTTAGGAAGACTTCTATATATCCAGGCCCAGTCCGTAGAATTTGTTCTCGAAACTATCGAAGAGCTACTCGGATCCAAAAATCAGATTCTTTTTATCTGGGATTCGCTGGCACTAACACCGGCCATTAGTGAGGTCCAAGGCAGCTTTGATCCGATGTCGCAAATGGCTATGAAGGCTCGCATTCTTGCGAGGGCTATGTCAAAGTTGGCCCTACCCATCGCAAATGCCAAAGCAACATTCCTCGTTCTAAATCAATTAAAGACGAATATTACTCGCATTGCGTCAGAGGCGATGACCACCCCATATGTAACTCCCGGCGGGAAAGCTATGATTTATGCTTATTCTCTCCGCATTTGGCTAACAGGCCGCAAAGCCAAGGCAAGTTTTGTTCTTGATGACAACGGCTTTCGCATTGGCTCGGAAGTCAAGGTAAAACTTGAAAAGTCCCGATTTGGAACTTCGGGCAGACGCTGTAATTTCCGCATCCTTTGGGGCGGCGATGATGTCGCCATTCAAGATGACGAGTCGCTCTTCGACGCGATAAAGGGATCGGATAATATCATCCAGTCAGGTGCTTGGTATACCATGATTTTCGAAGATGGCTCAACTGAAAAGTTTCAGGCAACGAAGTGGGTCGAGAAAATGCAAGATGATAAGTTTCGGAAAAGAGTCTATCAGATCATCGATGAAGAGGTAATTTATAAATTTGATAATCGACAAGGAAAAGCAGAAGATTTTTACGAAGTCGAAGAGTAGGTCAAAATGAAGAGAGTAATGGTCATCGATGCCCTGAATGCATATTTCAGGGCATATATTGTTAACCCCAGTCTATCCAAAAATGGCCAGCCGATCGGAGGATATAAAGGTTTCCTCGGGATCTTACAGAAGCTTTGCCGAGAGATGAAGCCTGATGAAATTATTATAGCTTGGGACGGGGCTGGTGGTTCCCTGCGAAGAAAGCAGATTAACTCGAACTATAAGGAGGGGCGCAAGCCCATCCGACTCAACCGCGATGTCCGTGTCCTTACTAAAGATGAGGAGATGCAAAATAAAGTTTGGCAGCAATACCGGCTCATGGAGATACTAAACTTTATGCCAGTTATTCAATTGATGGCAGACTGTGTTGAAGCGGACGACATTATCTCGTTTATCTCGCAGTCTCCACGGTATAAGGGATGGCAGAAGGTGATCATATCCAGCGACAAAGATTTCTTCCAATTGTGTGATGATGAGACGGTTCTTTATCGACCAATTCAAAAGAAATTCATGAACAAGCCAAGGCTCCTGGAAGAGTTTAAAATTCACCCAACGAATTTTGCCTTAGCTCGCGCCATGGCAGGCGATTCAAGCGACAACCTTCCGGGAGTTAAGGGAGTCGGCCTCGGAACCATTTCTAAGCGCCTCCCATTTTTCGCGGAGGAGAAGTCCGTGACTATTCCAGCACTCATAGAGTTCTGCGAGAACGACAATACAGGATTGAAGGCCTTCTCTTCAATCTGTGAAGCAGAAGAAATTATAACAGAAAATTATAAAATCATGCAACTCTACTCCCCGTCTATGTCAATTAATGACAAAAGCAGGGTAAAGCACACTCTTGATAATTTCGAGCCAGAGTTTAACAAGACAGAAGTGATTAAACGCATGGCCGAAGATGGCTTTGGAAACTGGGATACATCAGACCTGTTTTCTACTTTCAAAAGAATATCAAGTAAGGCTTGACAAGACGAATCTTAGGTGTTATAATAAAATAATGGGGGGGAATAATGCCGAAGGAAGACTTTAGCCAATACGGCAAAGACTTTCAAGAAAGCTTGTGTCATTTGATTTTGGTTGATAGACCATTCGCAGATCAAATGTTCGAGGTTTTAAATATTAATTTTCTGGAGCTTAAATATCTCCAGGTTTTTGTGCAGTTGGTCAAAAAATATAGAGAGAAGTATTCTGTCCACCCGACAGAAAAGATTATGACATCTATTCTGAGAACAGAATTAGAAGAACATAACGACTCTGTTAAGCAACAAATTAGAAACTTCTTCGCACGAATATCTAAAACACAGATAGAAGATTCTGAATATATTATTGAAACTTCTCTCGATTTTTGCCGCAAACAAAAGTTAAAAGAGGCAATGCTGAAATCTGTTCGACTTCTTAAGACTTCTTCTTTTGATGAAATTTCTCAGGTTATCAACGATGCCCTAAAGCTCGGTTCAGATTCTAACTTTGGTCATGACTATGTAAAAGACTTTGAGCAGCGGTTTTTATTCAAGTCTCGAAACCCCACTCCGACTGGTTGGCCAGAAATTGATACCATAACTCACCAAGGGTTGGGAGAGGGAGAACTTGGAGTGGTGATCGCCCCAACTGGAGCCGGGAAAAGTATGGCACTTGTTCATCTCGGAGCAGAAGCCCTAAAGGCTGGTAGAAATGTGGTGTATTATACTCTCGAATTGGCAGATACAGTTGTGGGATCCAGATTTGATAGCTGTATAACAAATGTACCCCTTAACGATCTTGGCTCTTTCAAAGAAGAGATTTATGAAAAGGTCCAAATGTTAAACGGAAAGCTTGTTATCAAGGAATATCCGACAAAATCCGCCAGTGTGAACACACTAAAAAATCACCTCGAAAAATTAATAAATCGCGGCTTTAAACCCGATGTGATACTGGTAGATTACGGGGATCTTTTGCGCCCAATTTCCACATTAAAAGAGAAAAGGCATGAGTTGGAGACTATTTATGAACAGCTACGAGCACTGGCGCAAATACACAATTGTTGTGTATGGACCGCATCCCAAACGAATCGTTCTGGATTAAATGCCGAAGTTATTACAATGGAATCCATAAGTGAGGCTTTTAATAAGTGTTTTGTCGCAGACTTTATTTTTTCAATATCCAGAACGTCGGAAGACAAATTGAGTAATTCCGGCCGCATCTTTATCGC